CGAAAATTATTTATAGGAGTTCTTGGGAGCTAAAATTAATGCTTTATCTGGATACCCATCCGGAGATAATAGAGTGGGCCAGTGAGGAGTTCTTTATACCTTATCGTTCCCCGATAGATAACAAAATGCATCGCTATTTTCCAGATTTTAAGGTTAAGAAGATGCTACCTAACAATCAATCTGAAACCATAGTGATTGAGATAAAGCCAAGAAGCCAGTCTATTCCACCTACTATGAAGTCTAAGCCAACAAAAAGATATCTCAGGGAAGTAATGACTTATGGTATAAATGAGGCAAAGTGGAAAGCTGCAAACGAATATTGTAAAGACCGTAAATGGAAGTTTATGGTAATGACTGAAAAAGAATTAGGAATCAAATGACCCCAGTATTTGGAAACTTATTGCAAAAGGCAATGGTAAGTAATAGAGTAGATGCCAATACAGTGGAGGCTAGGGATTGGCTTAGAGATAAGGCACTTGCTATGAGAAACGTAGATCCTGCAAGTGCAATTCAAAAGAGCCTGGTTGAATCAAGGCGCAGTACGGTTAGAGTAGGTCAGATGTTTTTATTTGCATATGATGCAAAGCACAAAGATACATTACCATACTACGATCGTTACCCTCTCATCTTTCCGTTTAAAAAAGTAAATGATGGATTTTTAGGTATCAATATGCACTATCTACCCCCGGTATTTCGTGCACGTCTAATGGATGCCTTATATGATACACTCAATAACAGTAAGATGGATGATACTACTAAGTTAAAGATTACATATAATATTCTAAGTAGTTCATCTAAATTTAAGTACTTTCAGCCATGTATTAAGCGCTATCTAAATAGTCAGATCGACTCTAGACTGATTTACATAGATCCCAAAGAATGGGATTTTGCATTGTTTCTACCATTGCAAAGATTTAAAGGCGCAAGCACATCTACGGTCTATAAAGATTCAAGAAGAAAAATAAGCAAAGGCAGATAATGGCTAACATTAGCGAATTTATTGCAAAAGGTCAGAACGTAGTAGGTACTGTAAATGCAGTTAGAGATTTCCTACCAGAGTCAGTTAGAAATAATTTAGACACATTTCTAAACGGCACTAGACCCCAGGGTAGTGATAGGAAGGGTCTTAACAAAATAAGATCTACAATCGACGGGGTTAATGGCTTACAGCGTAACAGTCAGTTCTATGTAACGATTCCTGCACCTATGTGCATGACTGGAGATCAAACTCCCTCCCTACTTCCCTTCCTAACCGAATCAGCCGCACTACCGGGTGTGATGCTTGCTACCACCTCTGTTAAGAGATACGGTATTGGTGTAGAGGAAAAGAAACCATACCTACCTACCTTTGTAGATGTTAATATGACATTCTTTGGTGATGGTAGTGGATATGTACATCAGTTCTTTGGCAACTGGATAAACAATATAGTAATATACGATAGACGTGCTACCCTTCCTAATGCATTCGAAGTTAGATACAAACACGACTATGCAGTAGACATTACCATTACTACTCTAGATGAGACTGGTCAAAAGGTAATCGAAGTGGTCTTAATGGGAGCATATCCTATCTTTTTAGGTGATGTGTCTCTATCCTGGGCCGATACGGATTCATTTGCTAAAATTCCAGTTGGGTTTACTTACACTAACTGGAAGAAGAACATTGTAGATATAAACCAACCTATAGCCCAGGGTGGTGGTGTTGGTGCTCTACAAAGAATTATGGGTATTGCTTCTGCAGTACAAGTACTAAGTACCATCCGTAAACCCCAGGGTGTTGCGGATACAATTAATGTAATCAACAACAGTAAGTTGGCTGTTGGAGGACTACTAAGAGGATTTTTATAACAAGGAGTTATTATGGCGTTACCTAAGATTGGTTATCCAACTTTTGAATTGATTTTACCCTCAACAAAAGAAACCGTAAAGTATAGACCGTTTTTGGTCAAAGAAGAAAAGATACTATTAACATCCCAGGCAAGTGGGGAAGCTAATGACATTATCAATGCAGTTAAACAGGTTATCAATAACTGTATTCTGACAGATAAAATTAACGTTGATGGGTTGACTACCTTTGATCTTGAATATTTGTTTATTAAGATTAGAGCTAAGTCCGTTAACAACGTGATTAATCTTACCTATAGAGATATGGAAGATGATCAGAAGTATATGGTTGAGATTAATCTAGATGAAGTAGAGATTAAAGAAGATCCAAATCATGTAACTAAATTTGATATTGGAAACGGGTACGGCTTGGTTATGAAGTATCCAAGGGCAGACCTAACCAACTCACTTAAGTTTGTCGAAGGTGAAATGGATGCGTTCTTTGAGGTGCTAAAGAGTAGTATTGACAGTGTTTACGATGCTGAATCAGTTTATAAGTTATCCGATAGTACACCAGAAGAGGTGGATGAATTTATTCAGTCATTGGATACAAAGGCATTTAAAAAGATTCAAGACTTCTACTCCACCATGCCTAAGCTATTCTATGAGGTGAAGTATACTAATAGTTTAGGTAATGAAAAGGTAATTCCTCTAACCTCATTAACTGATTTTTTTACGTTGGGCTGAGTCATAATACACTAGCCAACTACTACATGTTAAATTTTAGTTTGGCTCAGCATCACAAATGGTCGTTAGATGAGATTGAGAGCATGATGCCTTATGAAAGAGACATATATGTTGAGTTGTTGAAAGATTACCTAGAACAAGAACAAGAGAGACTTAAGGCACGTCAATGAACTATAATGAACAAGCAGCACAGACAGCGGCGACTATGAAAGAGACGCCAGGCTTGGTGCTGTTAGTTTCAAAGAAGGATAGTGACCGTTTAGAGGTGGCTACTGCTATTGCAGAAAAAGAAGCTGCCACCTTTGCCTCTAATATTAGCAACATAGTTAATAAACTAAATGTTCTTAAGGGTATAGTAGAACAAGTACAGTCTGTTGTCGCAAGTAATGCAGAGAGTGCTGCCAAGGTCATTAAGATTCAATCTATAGTAAGTGCTGGGGGCAATGAGTATCAGTTAGAAGAGGCCAGGGTAGAAGAAAGACCAGGTCTTAATGATACGATCCAGGACACTACTAGGGCAGTATCAAAGGCAGGCATGAGTGTACTAGCCCTTGCAGCTGCAATACCCCTCCTCCTTGCCAATCCCGAAATACTAAACCTAGTCAAAGGTTTCTTCGAAGGCTTCTTAACTGGTCTAGGATTAAGCACTGATGCTATTGCTATCATTAAACCGGCTATAGGGGTGCTACTTGGTATTCTTGCAGTATCGTTTACCATGGCCGCTCTTGCACCAGTGGTGGTAGCATTTGAAAATTTAAGAAAGCTTGCCATGGTGCTAGGCCTGGCAGGTGCAGCAGCCGGTGACGCGCATGATGAAGTAAAGAAGAAAGAACAAGCAGTAAATCAAAAAGAAAAAGACGTCAAAAAAGAACAAGGTAAAATAGATAAAGAAAAAGAAGATATTAAAAAGGGCACCGATACTGCCAAGGATGAGGTTAAGAAGGGTAAGGATGAAATTAAGAAGGCTAAAAAAGCTGGCTCTAAAAGTAAAACTAAGTTAGGTAAGTTCTTAGATAAGACTAGGTACCTGATAGACAAAGTTAAACCTAAACTCATCTCTATGGCTGGTAACATACTTAAGGCTGTTCCTATTGTTGGTACTATATTAGGTATAGGGCTTGTGCTCTATGAACTCTACAGTATTGGAACAGACGTTTATGATGTATTCTTTGGTAATGATGATGAAGAGAAGCCTGAGGCAGAAAATAAACCTACAGCTAATACCACCTCTGCACCTGCAGCGGGAGCAGCAGCCGCTGCAGCTACTTCTAAGGCATCTACTTCAAGTAGTACCCCGGCATCGCCTCCTACATCTTCTTCAGGGGGATCCACTCCGGCAAGTCAACCATCCCCTCCCTCTGCAACAATCTCATCATCAGTAGCCGAACCAGTTGCACCTGCATCGTCAGGTGTTACCCCTATGGCAAGCGCATCCTCTTCTGAAGTAATATCTCAATCAATTAAAGTAGATCAGATGGAGAGGGATAATAACCAGTCCCTAGGCACTATGCTCCTAAACGTTAACAACAATCAATTCATAGTAGCAGCTAAGGAGATGGCGCAATCAGCATCTCATTCCTTTTACTCTGTATCAGTAGGCGCATAAAATGGCAAAAAGAACAACTAAAACCACCAAGAGTAAGTTAAAGCAGGTAACCAAAGAGTTAACGGAAGTAAAAGACTTACAAGTATCTGAAGGTGAGAAATACGATACCATTCAGGAGACGGTTGCAGTAGTAAGTAAAAAGGTATCAATGGTGGTTGGCGTATTAGCCAGAAATGCCTCCAAGGTCAAGACTGTTGAGAATAGAGTAAGCGATCTAGAGGACGAAGTATACAAGGAGAAAGAAGAGCCCCAGGTTGAAGATAAGCCAGGTCTGGCTATAGTGGGGGCAATGGAGTCGATTGCTAGCTCTTTTGCTTCAGTGAATAAGTCACTTGAAAAATTAAATGCAGTAGATGCTGCATCTGCATATAAGACAGAACAATTACAGGAAACAAAACCAACAGTATCTACTACTGGTAGTAAAGGTAGGAGTGGAGAGCCAAGGGAAGGCGAAAGCATCTTTGGTATGCTAAAGACCCTGTTTACCAATCCTGCAGTAGTTGCAGCCTTAGCCGGCATTGTATACACTATCCTACCTAAAGACATTCAGGATAAGCTTAAAGCCTTCCTGGGTGGGTTTGCCGATGGACTTAAAGGTACTGCAGGTGAAGACGAGAATAGTGGTATTAAAGGACTAGGTACTGCACTCAAGATTGCTGCTGCAGTAATTGCAACCGTATTCAGTGCTAAGTTAATTGGTAGTATTGCAAGTGCAATTACTACTACCATTCAGATCTTTAAGTCGTTAAGAAAATTAAGCGGTAAGAAGATGCTTGCCCTGGGTGCAGGAGCTGCAGCCGGGTACGCAGTAGTAAAGTCTATGGAGGGCGAAGATACCGATGGGGAGGCTCCTGCCGCTGAACCAGAATCAAAACCAACAACAGCTGCTACAGAGACGCCTGCAACCCAGGCGCCGGCAGCTGCACCTGCTACTCCTCCACCTCCTCCAGCAGCAGCCCCTGCTACACCACCTCCTGCTGCAGCTCCTGCCTACCCTCCTCCCGCCCCTACTGGTACTGGATTGAAACCAGGTGGCGGTGAAGGATTAAAACCTGGTGGGGGATTAGGACTTAAGCCATCAGGCAACGAAGGATTGGTTCTTTCTGAATTACAGAATGCCGGCTTTAGTAAGAAGGCACAAGCCAACGTTATGGCCCAGGTTGCCAAGGAGAGTGGATTCAGACCTAGAAGTGAAGAGCTAGAAAAATATTCTGCAAAGACACTATACAATTTGTATGGCCCTGAACAGAAGAATAATAAAGTAAGATTTAAGTCTATGCAAGAGGCACAGGACTTAGTCGCCAAAGGTCCTGAGGCTGTTGGTGATGTAATCTACGGCGGTAGAATGGGTAACGATAAGCCTGGTGATGGGTACAAGTATCGTGGTAGAGGATTCTTACAGATTACTGGTAAGGATAATTATGCCCGTCTTGGCAAAGCAATAGGTGTAGATTTAGTTAGTAATCCTGACCTTGCTAATGACCCAGCCATTGCAGCTAGATTGGTTCCAGTATTCTTTACCTCAGGTAGACCTAAACCTCCTGATCTTGAGAACATTGATCTCGTTAATAAAATGGTTGGATCAGCTAGTGAGAAATCTAGAGAAGAACGTAAGACGCTTGCTGCAGCTTATGAGAGCAACCTCGGCTCTTCCTACTCTTTAACCAGTGCTACCCCTGCGCCTGCTGCACCCACAACTGGTGCCACAATAGCATCAGCATCTCAAGGTGTGAAGGTAGCATCCACTCCATCTTTCCAAGTTGCATCAGTAAGTAATAATAATGCAGCCAAAGAAAATGGCGGGGGTGTTAAGCCGCCGCCATCGATGCCAAGTCCTATTGCCGGACGAGGTTCTCTAGGAATCTCCATCCGACATAATACTGCTTACGCTTGATTATTCCTCAGCAGCAAGCTTCTTAAAGAACTCCATACTGTCATCATCGTCCTCTTGAATCTTAGGAGCTGCTGTCTCTTTCAAAGGAGCTGCTGCCTGAGTCTTAGGCGTATCATTCCAAGGTGGGGTGTTATCTTCAGCATGTGATACTGGATTAACATTACCTGCAAGACCCAAGACACGATACAACTTGCCCTTCAGTTCATCGTATGACTTAAAGTTAGCTGGGTCAATGAATTCGCCTAGCTTGTGTTCTTGCTTCCAAATTGATTCCAACTTCTCGTCATCCTCGAATAGAGGACCGGCGGTATCAAACTCAGACTTATCGTAGTTACGATAGCCTTCAACGTTACGAATCTTAACCTTGAAGTTAGCACCTTCCCATAGATCGAATGGGTTGATTGGACGCTCATCTTCGAACTCTGGATTCATTGCCAGGTTGAGTTTGTCCCAGATTTTCTTTCCGTATTTAAACAGAACTACCTTACCTTCGTTTTCAGGATGTGCAGTATCCTTAATAACGTAGATGTTGCTGTAATAGGTCAGACGACGCTTTTGCTTGCGCACCTGCTCCTTACCAGCCTCCGTACCATTGTTCCACAACTGACTGTTGTACTCTGATACTGGATCTTTTTGACCTAGGGTGGTCAAAGACTTTTCAATATACCAACCACCTGCGCCTTGGAAGCCGTGATCCCAGACTCGGACGAAAGGAATATCCTCGCCATCTGGTGCAGGTAGAAAGCGAATAACAGCATAGCCATTACCAGCCTTATCTACTTCTGGATACCAAAAGCGATTATCGTCTGATGAACCTTGGGGGGTGTTAAGTTTTGAAACTTCTTGCGTCAGCTTATCAAAATTAGATTGACGTGACTTTTTGAGTTGAGAGAAATCCATAGTATGCTCCTTGTATGCGATGTATTAAGTGTATGCGTTATATGTCACATTATCATGATATACAACTATTTATATTCTATTAGCTTTCACTAAATTTATCCAGCACTATTTTTCTCATCTTTTCCTTGTCGTATTCGAAGAACGGTTTGTACTTCTTACACCTCATATAGACCTGTGGCCATACAATCGGATCTTGTATTCTTCTATTCCACTTCCTCATAAAAGATACAAGATCATCCAAGATGATTAATGTTTCTAGATTAATTTCCTGCTGTAAGTACTTGCGTAATACTAGCGGGTGTTGTCCTTCTTCGACTTGAAAATTAGCGTCGAAGTCGGCATCGAGCCTATCGAGATCTTGACTGAAGATGTACGATAGTGACTCCCTAACTTTGACCAATCTGAGGTAGTGTTTATCTGATTGTTCGTTATTGATAAAGTCACCGACCCAGGTGGTACTGTCATTGTATATGAAATTGGCGACAAGGTAGTCGACCACATCCCTACGCTTGGAGAGCTTGTGAAAGAAATATTTGTCATTCCTTTTTTCAAACGTGGTTCTCGAAGCTTTTGTTCTGCCGCCGTACTTAAAGAAGTCATACGACTTAGAAGTGAAGTGATTTTTGATCGCGACATATGTTTTATACGCTTGAAAGGCTTCCATTTACGAAGAATAAACTCTGTTGTCTAATGTAACGTTCACGCATTGTTGAAGCATTGCGTACGGACATTGTAGTGAAACTATCATATTGAAATCCACGTTTCTCCATTTCACGCAACCAGTAGGATGCATGTTGGCAGTTGACATGATGGTGGCCAGGTTGGCCGGGAAATGCATGTGTCATAATAACGTACTTGCATTGCTTCATTACATCGATAAAGTTATCCATGTATTTTTCTTCTACGTGCTCAACAAACTCCACCGTCCAGGCCAAGTCGTATGTCTTGTCTAGCTGGTAGGGACCAGAAACAAAATCGTGTAATTTAATTAGGTCGTTAATCTCGGCTGGACGTTCAATAGAATAATCTCCATCAAGTCCAATAATATCGAGACCCTTTCGCCTAGCAAGATCAACCATACCACCAGGACCACAGCCAATATCGACCATAGACTTAACGCCGAGATTTTCAATAAAGTAAGTAAGTGCGCCATCGTCAATATGTGTTTCATTCTCATGCCCGCCCAGATGTTGTGGTAATGTAGTCATAACGGAAGTTTCCTTGTCTTTGGTAAGTAGTTTTGTTCTTCAGCATCAAGCTGAACCTTTGCTTTCATTTTTGCGCTACCTTTGATCAATGATGCAGCAGTTTCAATCTCTATCCCATTCCTCTCACAAAAGTATATAACAGCATCTATGTAGCTGAGTCTTTTATCTTCAGCTATCTTATCAATCTCCATCATAAAGTCTGATGGTGTTTTTGTGAGATTTAATTCTATATCATCCATTATTTAAATACCACTAACGCAAGTAATAAGGCTTGAATGAAGAATCCCAACCCTCCGGTAATAATACCTATGTTG